TATGAATACTAGCACATGGGTTGCTGGTCGTTCTAAATGGGGAAGTATTGAGGTGAAGTTTATTGATGTAATAGGACCCTCTACGACTCAAAAAATCATGGAATGGGTTAGACTTCATTTTGAATCTGCTACAGGTAGAATGGGATATGCTGTTGGTTACAAGAAAAATCTTGTTCTTAAAGCTCTTGACCCAACTGGTGTAGAAGTTGAGAAATGGACACTTATTGGATGTATGATTACCAATGCTGCTTTTGGAGATTTCGATTATAGTGCAGATGACCTTGCTGAGGTAACAATTACTCTTCAGCCAGACAGATGTATCTTAGCTGCTTAATTTTTATTATCACATAAATATTTCCTTGGAGATATTGTATAATTATATATTTTACAATTTCTCCAAGGATTTTTTATAATAAGCCATATGGGACAACTAAAATTATATAAAAAATTTTATTGCGCAACTATAGTTAGAACTGGCGCAACTGCCGAACAAAATTATGTTCTCATAGACCCTTATGCTCTAAGTGCAAATACTTTCGTAGCTGGCACAGGAGCAACAGAATCTTCTTCTTTGATAGAATCATCTCTTTTAATTTCAAAAGAAAGCATGGGTGTTTATTTTGCTGATTTAAATCCTTACTTATATGCTTCAGATGTAACTTATGACCTTGTTTGGTATGTGAATTATACATTATCTGCTCCAATTAAAAAAATAAGTACCAGATTTAGGATAAATGTAAATACTGTTACAAATCAAATTGAAATTGATTATTTAAATACCCCTTTAGAAATAGAGGTTTTAGGAAAATACTAAATATTTATTAATAAACATTATGCCAGGCCCAGGTTATTCAAAAACTTTAAAAAACAAATTTTTTATCAAAAGAAACGATACTCTTCCTTCTTTAGAGATTTGTATTATTGATAGGACCTGCTTAGGCAGTAAAGTACCATTCAATCTAAGCGGAGTTACAGCTTGTACATTTACAATGACTACAGATTGCAATGATATGAAAATAATGGCAAAGCCAGCACAAATAGTTTCTTATAGTGGAGGCACAATAGCTTATAACTGGGATGAAGAAGACACTAATGAAGAAGGTGTTTTTTATGGAGAATTCCAACTACTTTTTTCTAGTGGTGCCAGAATGTCAATTCCTCAAATAGGAAACATATCAGTCGAAATTGGGAAAGATATAAATCCTTTCTAAAATAAAAAAAGCTCAGATTTCTCTGAGCTTTTTCTTTTATAGTTTAGTTCTTAATAACTACCTCCATCTAAAACATCGTTTTCTGCTAGAACCCTTACACCGTTTGGCGCAGATACTGTTCCAGTTTCTCTAATTCTTAAATCGTTCAAGTTTGTAGCAAAACTTCTATTGGCAACACCAGTAGCAGCTCCTCTAATATCAAACAATACATCTGTTCCAGCTGTACCAGAACCATCTTGAATTGTCCAACCAGCACCTAAAGATGTTGAAGTTGTATTAGCAGTAGGATTATAGTTTAATTGAATGTTATTATCTTCGATATATAACTGAGAAGTAAATGCGCTAATTGCTGCTCCCATCATAATTACATCACCCCAGATAGTAACACTTCCACTTAACGAAGGAGAACCTACATTCATGTTCTGAGCAAATAATAAACTAGCTGAATCATCATAAGTAAATCCAGAATTAGTTTTTAATAATCCGCCAGTACTTGCATATACAGCTTGTCCAGAAGTTAAGTTACTATCAGTAATTGCAGTTGCAGTTATTATCTGAGCATTAACTGTGTTTATTGTTCCTGTTCCAGATACAGTAAGGTTATTTACTGAAGGAGAAGCAGTCAAATTAATTATTGGACTTGCTGCAGTTCCTCCAGTTGTAATATTACTTCCCGCATTTACATTTGTAACACCATCTACATCGCCAATTTTTTGAAATATACTATATAAATTTGTTGAACCAGATAATATTGTTCCACCACTTAATGTTGTAGATGACAATGAAGTTGCAGTTACTGCCGCAAATTGTCCCGCTCCACCAAAAGCTGTTCCTGAGAATGTGACATTATTAAAAGAAGGAGATGCAACAACACTAATAGTTGGATTTACAGCTGTTCCTCCAGTTGCAATATTCGAGCCTTGTCCAATAGTTTCAACTCCAGATATAGTTCCAAATGGAGCAAATATTGAATATAAATTTGTTGAACCAGATAATATTGTTCCGCCACTTAAAGTTGCTGCACTTAGTGAAGTTGCAGTCACTGCCGCAAATTGTCCCGCTCCGCCAATTGCAGTTCCTGAGAATGTAACATTATTAAAAGAAGGAGATGCAACAACACTAATAGTTGGATTTACAGCTGTTCCTCCAGTTGCAATATTCGAGCCTTGTCCAATAGTTTCAACTCCAGATATAGTTCCAAATGGAGCAAATATTGAATAAAGATTTGTTGAACCAGATATAATAGTTGATGCTGAAACGCTTTGTAATGAAGTATTTCCAGTTACAGTTAAAGTATTAAAAGTATCAATTGTTACAGTTACATCTGGTCTACCGTTATTTGTTTTTATAGTTAAAACATTTGGAGTCCAAGTAAGTCCAGTAGTATACGAATCTGTAGTTGTTGCTATGTCAGCTATATCAGCAATAACAAATCCTGTAGTAGTACCTGATAAAAATTTACCATTTAATCCAGCCCCAGAAGTTCCTGCATATGTAGATATTTTACCAGTATCTCCACTAATAATAAAATTATTGTTTATGCTTAAACGGTTTGTAATTTTCTGATTATATAAAGTTGAACCAACTTCAAAAACTCCCGCTTGAGTTGATGGTTCATAGATACCTCCTGTAACTCCAGAAAACTTTAGAATACCATCGTATAAATTTACAAATGGTTCACCCATTAATGCTGAACCTGGAATTAAACCACCTGTTGTTTGCTTGTCCCTTAAGGTTATTATTACCGACCTATCTGCCATTTTTTTATTTTTTTATTTGTTAATATAAATAGTTTTATTTTTTTACCAACTGCCTCCAGCTAAAGTGTTTCCTGTTAATATTATATTATTTTCTGTTACAATTGTACTTCCTAATTTTAATTCTATAGTAGACATTCTTGTCTCTGCTGTGAAATTAACGGCAATTCCATTTACTGTATTTAAATCTCTAAATCTTTTTATTGTAGTACCTAAACTTGAAACACTATCAGCCTGAGGTAATATATCTCCGCTTACATAAATCGTCTCTCCCGTTGTATTTCCAGTAAAATAATATTCTCCTCCAACTCCTCCCGATAATGGCAAGTAAGGCGCTGATGCTGTTGAGCCTGTTGCTTCACTTACAGCAAGAAGTCTTATAATTGTTTCTAAGTTTGTACCCGCTGAAAAAAATATATTTTCTGCAGAAATAGTTGATGCAGTTAAACCTTGTGTAAACACCGTATCTCCAGTGACAGTGCCACCAGACAGATTTAAGAATACTCTCTTTAAAGGATTAAAATACATTCCAGGCATTGAAGAAAACTTTTATATATAAATAGAAATTAAATTTTAATAGCAACAAAAAAGAGGGCTCTTGGCCCTCTTTTATATTGTTTTATTTAATCATTTTTAGAAATCTTCGAATCTTGCACCAGTTGGAAGAACTTGGAATGTCAAATCAATGAATTCTGCTGTTCTTGTTGGCTTTAATTGAATCTTACCAACTAATGTATTTCTATCAATTGTATCAGGAGTATTATTACTATCATCCATAACAACTTTAAACGCTGTAAGACCTCTTTGGTTTTGAATCTGTAATAAGATTGGTTCAACCTTAGCTAAGAATTGGTCTCTTAATGTTTGGTCGTTTTGTTCGAACACAAGAGTCAATGATGCTGCAGCGATTAATCTTCTTACTTGAAGTAATAATCTTCTTACATTAATTCTATCAAGAGCAGATTGTCTATTTTGTAAAGTTTTTTGACCCCAAATAGAAACTCCTTGTTGTACAAATGTAGCAATTGGATTAATTCTTCCGCTATATAATGTATCTCTATCATTTTTTGTAAGCTTAATATCAGCTCTGATAATTCCACCACCTGCAAGACCTCTATTAAGACCTGCTGGAGCAAACCAAGGAGCAGCTACGTTATCAGTGAAAGCCATAGCTCTTACTACCATTAAAGTAGGTGATTGATAAGTATAGATATTACTTGTGTTGTCTTCAATTTGAATCCAAGGCCAGTATGTAGCTGCGTAGTTACTGTCAATTCCAGTTCCTTCTAATCTAGATACTAATTCTTCTGAAGTACCTTTTTCAGTACCAACAGTGATTCTTGGAGAATCCATAATATAAAGAGAATCAGCTCTGTCCTCAACCATATCTAAAGCATAAGTAATAATTGTTTGGTTATTACTAAAGTCAATACCTGGAGTTACAAACAAATTAATATCAACATCTTCAGGAGAAGACATAGTGTCAATACCATTTTTGAAAGCAATTACATTATCCGCATAAGCATCTGTAAATTCTTCATATGTGTAAGAGTATTGTCTATATTTATCCCATCCATCAAATCCACCATAAGGTACAAATGTAAACTTAAGTAAATTTTTATCAAGTAAAGTTTGAGCATCATTAGTATATGCTGTTAAGCTATTTTTATTTCCGCTAACAAATTCATTTGCATCAGCAGTATTCTCCATGTGGAAACCTTTAATTAAAGTATTTCCAGTTGATTGACCTCCATTGTATGAAAATAAATCAGCCTCTAAAGTTTTTACTGAAGTTTTAACAGATACTTGGTTTTGAGTTAAGCTAGTATAACCTAATTCAGAAATACCTAAGTATGTTTTAAATTTAGAATCTCCTGAAAAATATTCTGTTTTGTAATAAAGATTACCAGAAGTTGTTCCGCTAATTCCACTTCCTCTTAATTCATAACCTCTGAATCCAGCAGGTATAGCAGTAGGGGAAACATTTTCAACGATATCAACAGTTACAAATCTTGATTTTCTCGGATAAGACTCATCAGTTGTACCGATTATTTTTCCAATATAATTTGGAGTTGCTGGGTTTAAAGAAACGTTTGACCATCTTTCAAGAGCACTAGAAGATGCTGTTGCATCAGTGTCGTTAAATTGTCTTACAATAACATCAAAAGTATAATTTACTAAATCAATGTTTGCAATAGAAAGTTTTATTTCTCTACTTGATGCATCTCCATCAGAAATTGTTTGGAATCTAAATAAATCTTTTACTTGACCTCCTACAACTCTACTTACAATGTAAGGAGTAATTGCATTTGTATAATTATCTTGGAAATCTGTATAAGCTGCTTCTGTAGAAAATACAGGAACTAAATTAAGCCCAGTTATTTGACCTCTATTTACAGCCTCTCTTAATAAGTGAGGATAAATTCTTTCAACGTAAAGGTTTGGTAATCCAGAAATAATTTTTGGACTCTTACCTAATATTTTAACAATATAACTATCTTTTGTTTCATCAAGAGATACTGTAAAACCACTATTTGTAACAGCAGTTAAAGGTCCAGTAGAAGCGCTTATAATAAAGTCTCCAAGAGCTGAAGTTATATTTCCTAATGTAATTTGATTTTCTTGAGTGAAATAGAAATCGTTTGAAATTTGATTTCTCTTACTTCTTAAGATTGCTAAAGTTGAACCAGATAAAGCTCCTTTAGATTCAATTGTATCTGCAGAAAGAGTAACAACTTGTGAACCAGCAGAAAGAGTATAGCTTGTAGAGCTAGCTCCAGCTACAGTAATTCCAAATCCACTAAATGCTGTTGCAGTTACTGCTCCTAACCAATCTGTTGTAGAAACAGTTCCACTTAAGTTAATAAACACATCATTTCCAGCAGTAAATGCAGAAACTGTATTATTAGACATTGCTGTATTTGCAGATGTCGTGAAATTCCAACCAGTAGATATTGCTTGATTAGACACTGAAAATGTCATACCAGATTCAATTACTGTTCCCGCATAAGTAGTAGAATAATCTGCAACAAGTAACCATGCTGGAGAATTAATAAATCCGCTATTACCTAAAATTCTTGTAACAGTTAATTCATTAGATTGTCCTAAAAAAGAATTTGCTACGTAAGACGCAGGCAATTCAGGGTCAGTACCACCAAATCTTAAAAAATAATCATCACTACTGCTAATTTTTATAGGTTCAAACGCTGGACCTTTTGCAGTTTTTCCGACTAAACCTAATCTAGTAATACCTATCCTAGAGGCAAACACTGAAAAATCTTGTTCTTTAGTGTAAACGCCTGGTGATACAAAAATTGTTGCCATATTATTTTATTTTTTTGTTGTTAATTTATTCTTCTGTGTTTTTTTGTTTTTCT